ACCAAAGCCATTCATGGCCTTGCGCACCTTATAGCTGTAGATGATTACAACTTCGTCCAGTTCGCCATCAACGTTGTAATAGGAACGATATTCGTGTTTACGGAAATAATACAGACGGTAATTGTTCTTAGTAGGACGGATGTAAAAAAGTCCTTGGCCATCACAGATGAAATACTCCCAAATGGAATCAAGTCTCGTATCAAGTTTGTTGTATTTGCAAACGCGATCAAGAAAATCTTTACGCTGTGAACCGAAGTTATCTTGGGATGGGAAGAATTCAACCCCTTGGCGAATACCAAAGAGTTTCATCTGTGCAATATGGGACGCAACAATGCCTGTGTCTACAACAACGCCACTATCTCGATCAAGATAAGCGTTGACAATTTCTTGAAGTCTGGCTTTAGCGTCCGCCATTATTTGCTTTGGTTATTGAGTAATACTAGCAGGTTTTAAGAAACCGTCATATTCGAAAAACCTGCGGGTAAAGTGCCGCGATAAAACGTTGCGTTTGCTGCGTTTGCACCGTTGGGTAGATAGCTCATCGCCGCACCATTCCCTGGGGCACTTGGGTCATAACGCCCACCCATCTGCGCCATAGCGCCGTAAAGATTGCTGGAACCAAACGGACTACCTGCCATTGGAAGCTGAGGGAATCCTGGGGCTCCTGGCATTGGCTGCGGTTGCCCTGGGCCATAGACGTCATCAATGTTCTTGCGATTCTCACCGGGAAGAATAGGCTTGTCTTTATTCTTTGCACCCGGAATTTGAAAACGAGGATCAAACGGACTTGCGGCCATTGCTCCTGAATTACCTAAACCTGTGCCGTAAAAGCCACCGGGCTGCGTGAAATAGTTCTGCACTCTAAATACTTCCGCTATGGGACTATTCTACTCTTCTATAACTTCGTAGCCAGCGGCATCATTGACTTTGGTGATGATAATGCCGGTGCCACGGACATCCCAATTAAGTACGTCGCCTTCTTGCCAGCCAAGCTCTTCGACTACTTCGTCGGGAAACGTAATGTACTGGTCTCCGTTCTCGTCCTCTTGCACTTCGAGAATGTAACTCATTTTGATTCGAGCAATTTCTCCATTAGCTTATCAAGCTTATTGTTGATTTGATTGAAGTTGTCGTGCATTTGCTGGATTTCTCTTAGGAAGTCTACCTTGAGAACGTAATCTAAAGGCATGCGTTTTAAGTCGTCTTCCAAAACGTCAATCCTTCGTTTCTGCGAGCCGATGTAATTAAAAGCTTGTTGGATTTGGTCGTTTTGTCTTCCAAGGATTTTACCTGCGACCCAACTGCCACCGGTAATAGCGGATACAACGGCCGTTAAACCGATAGCAATATATTCAGGCCCCACGACCAAATTCGCTTTTTTCTAATTCTAAGGTTTAGTAATCGACGTGTAGTTTTCCTTTGCGCATTAATCCGTTAATCATCCAGACCAAAGCATCAACGCAGTCATCATGACTGCTCACACCAAAATTAGTCAGCTCTTCAAACATCGCGGTAAAGTTGCGGTAGCGATTGAAGATTAGTTTGCGATCTTCAAACAAACCCATGCACCCACGAAAACGTGCCAACTTATCAGCGCGGAATCCTTTGACGGGATGCCAATTCAAGTTGTAAAGGCTCTCATTGGTTAGACATACGCGTTTAAAGTCAGCCTCCAAGGAAGCCTGGTACTGCACTGCTTCCGAATAAATGTCGCACGTTGAATATGTTGGGTAGTAATTGCCATTCTCATCTTGCCCAAGGATGTTCCAGTCGTTGAGAAGCTCTTTAAGCGCATCAAGTTTCTCAAGGTTTCCCATGACACGTAATCGACGATAGTCGATGACATGAATGCGATCTCCAATGCGACCACCCAATACCATGACAGTGTAGTCATTCTTCTCCTTGGTGCCCGCCGATAAGTCAACGCCTACCGCAAGACAATCAAATTCAGTTGCAATCTCCGCTTTAACAATCAGCTCTGGTGCCAGGGACAATTCGTTTTGCCTGACAACTTGATTCATGTACTGAAAAGAAAACGCAATTGGTGCTTGTCGTTTCTTTTCTTTTAGGTAATCAAGTGACCACATGTCAGGCCAATATGAAACTTCTTCTCCCGTCTTGGGATCAGTAAGAATAGCAGATAACACAATTTGAAGCCAATTGTTTTGCGGGTTGAATGTTGTGGCATGAATGTCGTCATGTCTAAAGCGCGTACCAAGGCAGATTGCCCGGCCACCTTCAAACATAGTGGGTGCAATCACAGCATTCCAGTTGTCCTGCATCTGTTTACGGATGTCAGGGTTGGAGATGTCTGCGGCAGATTTAATGGCGTCATCAATGATCACCAGGTGTGAACGCTTGGAGGTCACCGAGCCTTTGAGACCTGCGGCACAGAGTGTAAATTGTTCCTCACCCGTGGTATCAATACCAGCGAACTTGTGGTCAATTGACCAGTACTCATTACTGGTTACGTTCTTGAGAAGACGTACGGTTGGAAAAACTTCTTGGTACCGCTTGCTTTCAATGATGCGTTTAATAGTTGCTGACTTAGAGCGTGCAATGTCAACCGTATAGGAAAGATAAAGAATCTGTAGTGGCTTCTTTGCTTGAGTATGCAGACCAATGGCCCATGCTGTAAACAAACCTAAGATTGTGGACTTAGCAGATCCACGTGGTGCCAGGAGATCAACATTGGGTCCTGCAATTTTTAAAAGACACGCACTATCTTCGCCTGTAACAAAGTGACGATGCCATTCTTTGTGATGTTGAGCCGGAGGTTTGTCCGCAACATAATCACAGAAATACCCAAAGTCTTCTCTTGCTTTTTTTAGAGACTCAAGATTACGTGGTACACGAATTTGTTGCCTACGTGCAGCAGCTTGCGCGTTACGTCGATATGCAAGATGTTGATATGCAGGCACAATAAGTAATCAGCTAATAACTGAATACTACTTCATTCGTTGACGTTTTTGTTTTTCCTCTTCTGTACCTGGTACTGACGTGCCTTGTCCAGGGCTGCTTGGTGTTTGTCCTTGTCCGACATTGGGCTGTTGTCCTGGTTGCGGGCTTCCCGTTCTTTGAGGTGCGCCAGGATTTGGGGAAGTTGTTGGCGGTTGGTTTCCATTCTGTTTATTACGTGTTTCTGCAACGGCGCTCAATACTCTTGCGCCTTCGGCTGCAGGACTTTTAGCTTCGCCACCAATGGGTGCTCCTTGTAATTCACGGCGTCCACCAAACCGATTGCGATTCTCTTGTAATCTTTGCACAGCGGCGCCAAGGCTACCAGCAAGCGTTGCGTCGTTACCTTGGCCTGTAGTTGGTTGTAGTGAATTCATCATATGTGTATTTTAACTTAACTGTCTTCGTATTGCATTTTGGCCCAGATACTCATGGACGCTTCTTCCAAGGGAATTTCAATTGGGTCATCCTTAAAAATGATTTGTAATTCACGTAGGGCACGATCTGCACCAGCCATTAGCAATCCTTTGCGATCACGGCTAGATGTGAATAATTCGATCTGTGCAATAGTGCCACGTAATTCTTTTTGCATGCCAGCGATACGTGCCACGCCAGCATCACGTTTGACAACGCCGTTATCAACGTCTTCTCGTAACTTACGAATGTCTTCCTGCATCTCCTCAATTTCGTAGAGGAGTTTCTTGCGATGATCCGGTTTTTTGTAATGAGCTTTAACCCATAGATCACACGCAGAAATACTACCTCCATAGCCAAGGAACCTGGCATAGAGATAGCATTCAATCACCGAGAAAGTTTCCTCGGCAAAACTACAAAACGCATCTTGATCTGAAGACGTTAAGTTGTCGACCCATTGGTCAAACAACTCAATATCGATAGCCTCGTTGCGCCTGGTTGTAGTCTCTGGCTTCTTCTGTATCTTTGAATTGCTGGGCTTGCTCTGCGGAAGTGCGTTGTTCAGACGCACCTTTGCCGATGGTTTCGCGTTCTTGGGATCCAGCATCTTCTAATTTTTGCTTGGAGAAACTATAAGCCACTTCAGCGGCCTGTCGATATTTGTCAATATCAAACGGGTCGTCCTCAGTTGTTTTATTATCTTGGCCGGGAGGCAACGTTGTCATGGCTTATAGCTGCCTCAAGATCAGAAGTTAGACATCATGCTGGCGAGACCCTGTTGGAAGATGTCACGACGACCTTCAACAGACTTCTGGCGTTGCTGACGACCTTTCGATGCTTCAAGACGCTCAAGAAGCTTCTCAAAGTTACTCAGGTCAAAATTAGTAGCGGTATCAGTGCCGGTGTTCGTAAGTGCGTTACCGGGAGTTGTCGAAGCAGTCATTTGCTATTAACCAATGTGTAGGTCTCTAAGTATTATAAACAGACTTAACCAAAAGCAAGTCCAAGAAGATTGTACATTTTCTGATCGGCATCCATTTTGGCAATGTCTTTGTCGGCTTGCGTCCTAAGTCCCATTATCTGGGTGTCATATTTACCTTTGGCTTCTACGTTTTTAAGCGAGTAGCTACCTTCAATCTCTGCTACGTCTTTTAAGCCGGCGTTAATGATATTTTGGAGGGATGCTTTTTTGTCGCCCTCGATTGTGGCAACAGCTTGCCGCCAACGCTCTTCGGAATCCGCAGCGTACTTAGTTCCTTCAAGCTGACGGTCATAGCCGTAGTTAGATGCAGCGGCATTGATCTTTGCAATCTCTTGATTAGATAATCCTCGAATTCTTTCACTTTCAGTAGCAGCACCTGCTTGAATTCCGCCAAGTTCTATTTGTAGATTGGCATATTTATCCCAAGGGAATTCTGCATTGGTAACTTGTGTTCCGGATCCACTGCCTGATCCACTGCCAGACCCAGTTTGGTTGA